TCGTGCTGGATGCACTGGAGCAGGCGTTATGGGCCCGTCGACCGTCCGGCACGGTCCATCACAGTGATAAAGGTTCTCAGTATGTATCGCTGGCCTACACACAGCGGCTTAAGGAAGCCGGATTACTGGCATCAACAGGAAGTACAGGCGACTCGTATGACAACGCGATGGCGGAGAGCATCAATGGTCTTTACAAAGCGGAGGTAATACACCGTAAGAGCTGGAAAAACCGTGCAGAAGTGGAACTGGCCACACTCACGTGGGTGGACTGGTATAACAATCGACGATTGCTGGAAAGGCTGGGCCATACTCCTCCGGCAGAAGCAGAAAAAGCTTATTATGCTTCCATCGGAAACGATGATCTGGCAGCCTGAGTTCACAGATAAAACACTCTCCAGGAAACCCGGGGCGGTTCATTAATGCTGTTACTGCCCTTAAATTTAAATGCAAGCGTATGCCAGTCATGGTCGAATGCGCCAAACGTGCCAAGTTCTTTTTGTTGATTAACTGTATGATGGTATGCAACATTAATACTGGCTTTATCTGTCTGGACAAAGAAAGAACTCAGATGGCCTTCACCACCCTCACCCGGCCATTCCGCTATTCGCCAGTACAAACCAAAGGCATACTTGTTTCTGGTTGTCTCAAGATTGACGTTTTCGGGGATTTTAAACCGGACAGCAATTTCCCCGCCTTTTTCCAGTAAAAGTTTTGCCTTGTCTGCAGCAATATCACAGTACATTGACCAGGATTTCGCGCTGTTATTTTTCTCAATTCGCAGAGCTTTATTGCCGCTGTCATCAACCAGTGTGCGCCTGCCATACACACCGTCCCAGCCATAGGGTTTCAGCTGATTGTCTGTAGCTTTTTTGGCATCGTAAAAAATTACAGACTCTGAGGTGGTAACCGGTCTGTCTGGAACAACCACCCCGGCAGTACCATTAACAAACGCAGAAGACTTACCCGCGCAGCTCAGAATCGCCGTTGCCAGACGGTCGGAAATAATCCCACGGCGAGCCCATGAACTGAAATGGCTCGCCCTGTCCTGTGACGTCCAGGTGGCTGAGCTGTCACGCCATTTCGAACCGTAATAACCGATACCCGGAATGTCCGGGTCTTCTTCCGGTTTGTTCGTCGGCACATTCACCCCGTTCTCATCGGTCATGAACGGTACGAAATGGATATTCTTTTCCGTTTTATTTTTATAGCTGCCGTACACCGTCTGGTACGTGGATTCGTTCTTCTGCTTCCAGAAATACGTCGTGTCCCCGCATATCCAGGGAACACCGCCAGCAGAGCCACCGACGCACTGGCCTGCCATATCCGCCAGGTCTGCACGGAATTTATCAACCAGCGCACCAAACTGTGCGGCATGATTTGCCGGCGTACCGCCAAAATCAAATTCCCCCTGCATCCACACCACGGCAAACAGCACATTTTTCGGGTTCTTCTCCAGTGCCGCTTTTGTTCGACCGATAAGGTCCTTATACAGCGGCTTGTCCACACCCCAGCGGGTTGAATTCTCCGAGGCGCCACTCGCGTCACTGTATGTGCCATCAGCTCCGGTGGTGAACGCTGAACCACCACGACAGCACGGAACCAGCAGAATGCCCGCATTCGCCGGTATAAACGGCAGCAGTTTTTTGGCGATATGCAGCCCCTGCCCCACGGTTCCGTACTGCCCCTTTGACAGGTCCGCTTTCGGATGGTTAAGACGGCTCATGTCCTGCACATCATGCAGACAATGGTCCGCCGGAATGATGTCGTTATATTTGCATGCTGCACCGCCCGGTGTCACCGTACTGCGACGCGCTAACTGTTTAATACGTGGATCAGGGCTGTCGAATGTATCCGGTAATGGCAGTCCCTCACCGTATGACATACCATTGGACTGACCAGCAAGCGCGATCACATAGTAATATTCTGGCGCAACAGAAGGCGCTGAGGTCGTCGGACGGTTGCCTGGCTCCTCTGGTGATGAGATGCTCCCCTCACTCACAACTGGCTGGATGAACTCCGCACCATAACCAGCTGTCGAAATCAGCGCACTACCATAAGGCTGCCCCCCTTCCTTCAGTTTTTGAGTTATTCGTTTCGCAAGGTCTGACGGCGACGCCGCCCTGACAACATCATAGTGTTTAAATGCCATGAATCCTCCCGGCCGGGATAATATTGTGAGTAAAATAAGGAGCGGGCTGAAGTCCGGAAGTTACAGGACAATGGCAGAAGGGAGACTACAGCCCGCAATTCGAAAAAGGTCGCGCAGTTGCGCAGAGTGATTACTATGGGGTATTATTCGCCAGCTGAAATATTACTTCACGTTTCATTGTTTATTCCTTGCCGCCCGCGTCTCCCAGCGCGGGCTTTTTTGTCCATAAGAAAGCCCCTCCGGAGAGGGGCTGGAGAGTGGCGCTATGTGCCATTGCATGGTGCCGGGTGCCTCCCGGTGAGTTCAGCCCGGTGCCACTAAACCCGCGTCATTCTCGTTTTGATAATCAGAGATTATACCGTCACCAGTCGCCCCTCCGCTCAGGGGGATTCACCATGCAGTTTTTTCTAACAAATTCTCATCCGGGCAGACAACATTCAACTGACTTAATTGTGAGGTATGTAACATTCCCGTTGAACGGATACAAAAAAAGCCAGCCACCAGGGGAGGCTGGCAAACTCGTAGAGCAAAATGCTGTTACGCAAACTTCGTTACAGGGTTATCCTGCAATACTTAAAATATACAATATTTAGAAAACTAATAGTGCCATATGAGATTTTTAAGATTTTGTTATTAATTGCGGTCGTACCTTCCTTTCTGTGTACTTTCCGTATAGCTCACAGGATTCTGGGTACAAAAAAACCCGCGCATCGGCGGGTTAAGCAGCGTGGCAATGTAACCACTCTTATCATGATATGCAGATTTTTACGTACGTAAAATACTTTTTAGCACCTCGTTCAATCGTGAGTGGAATCCGGGGTTCCGCGACGCTTCACACCACCTCGGGCGGAGATTTTCGGGGCTTTTTTTGCCAATTAGCGATGAATTCAGTCTGCGTTGTTTCGTGCTTCTGCATGAACGGCACCAGCTTTGCGGCCTTTTCTTATTCCCGCAAATTCTGAATCCGAATTTTTTCTCAATTTCCTCATCAGAGACAGCTATTTTGCCGCAGAGGGGGCAAGTGTGCTTTTTATCATACTCGGTTTTCAGCACCTCAATTAACTTACGAATTAATGGCTTGATGTCATAAACGTTCCGCAAATCATAATCATGACCGATTTGAGCATAACTTATCTTCTGCAACATCCCTTTCTCCTCCAGGCGTTGAAAGCCTTCTTCTATAATGGCACGAGATGCACGCATTCTGGTGGCAAAAAGAGATATTGATGGTAATGTTTGCGAATCTACGTCCTGGTGAAATGAAACAAAATTAGCCAGCAGAAGTAATTCTGAATAGTTTAACTTTAACCTGTTCTGGTATTTCAAAAGCTCTTTGAGGATAACGAACCAGTCAATGCTTAAAATATCATCATTCCACAGAGACAGATCATTGTCTTCCGCCTCCAGAAAATCTTCAATGTCCATTTTGCCCCCTGTTCATTGTTGTATATATGTTATTAACAGGTAGATAACTCTTACGTCCCTGTACTATAAAGTAAACAGCATAACGCTCACAAATTGACACACTTCACATAGTGAACGGCAAACGCCTCCTGTCAGAGGCGTTGCGCATATCGGTCCATTTCCAGTCTGACACCAAGTAACATTAACATCCCTTCAACCACGCCCTCCGCTTTCTGTAATTTTTTACCGATAGTTCCATCAGAGCATCCATGCTTACGTGCCAGCGCCATGAACGTCTCCCCCAACACGTAGTAATCAACCAGCAAGTCATGCAGATCGCGATTGTTCCGGTAAAGGCGGGCTATGCACCCGCATATCACCATCGCATCATCGTCACAGCACTGTGGACGTGATTTTACTTTTTCGGGGATCAGTCCCTTAAATCCGGCAGCAATGGGCGACCATGTAACATCCTCATAGTTATTTACCGCCCATGCCCCCCAGCGCTCAAGAACCTGCCGGATATCACGCATCAGTATCTTTACCCCATCCGCGATGAACCATAAGGACGCCATTGACGACGGCGTGCTTTTTCGCATCTTTATCATCAATGTATTTTCTGACTGTAGCACGATTGCAGTTCGGTATTCTGGCGACTTCTGTCTGATTTCCCCTGGTGCAGATCAGTAATTCAGGTATCGTTTGAATTTTAGCATTCATCAAATGTTCTCCAGTTCGGTGATTTTTATCCCCACTCTACCGCCAGGCACTTTCACGCCGCGAATTACGCGAATGTCATCGAATTGCTCGTCGTCTTCCGCAAATCCGGCGTGGATAAGAGAGTCGAGTAAACCTTTCAGGATGTTATCGAGGTCGCGACGGCGGGAGTCTGGTGGTTCAGCAATAATTGTGATGCGAAGTCGTGATTTAGTGAAAATGTCTAATCTGAGTTGCCGGATGATTTGCTGTACGTCTTTTCGGTATTTCTGGCCTTTATCGCTGATGTAGTACTGGCTTCCCCGTCTTCGCCAGTAGGTATTCACCGTCGGCGGCCAGGGAAGCACAAACTCATATTCATTCATGACTTAATCTTCCCCTCCTTCAGCAATATCGCCTGCGTCCTGATCACGCCTTCCAGGTGGTAAAGTCTGGCGTCGTTGTTGTCGAGAATGCGAGTACGGCGATCGATTTCATTATGGCAGTCACTACAGGCCCATGCAGCCAACAGGTCATCTGGCTTCATTCCCGTTCCGCAAATTCCAGCTATTCGGTAATGCGCCAAAACTGTAGTTTCAGGATTGCCATTGCATACGCCGTAAATCCGTACCTGACATTCTCTGCCACGCGCTTCTTTGCGTAGGTTTGCCATCATCTTATTCCTCGTACATTGAACTATCCGGAGTGACTATTAAATCTTGCACGACGTCTGAGCCACCGGACATCCCACAGGTGAGACGTATAATTGAAGGTTTTTACATCAGATTCGTTGGGGATTGGCCTGGGTTTATTTCGGGAGCGTTTCGTTGGAAGGTAATTGCAGTTTTCACAGACTATATCGGTAATGCTTCGTCGCTGTCGTCTCATTCATACCTCCTGTCGGTAAATCTGACACCCTGCTCCACAGCCCAGGAAGTTGTGTACTCAATCAGGCTTGCCATACGCTTCACGCTCATCTGCGCACTGCTTTCGCGGATATTGACGTATTCACCTTCAAGACCTGGCAAAACATCAGCTTCCTGTTTTGTAGCCACGGCATGTCCGCTGATTAACAAAACTTTCCACTGTTCTGGTTTTAGCCATCTGCCGCACCACTGAACCTGTCGGGAGATATCAGCGACCATCGCGTGAAATTTGGCATTTTGATCGAGATTCCGCTTGTAATCGGTGATGCGGATCGTAACGGGTTTGTCTTTATCGAGAGTTGTTGCAAGGATGGCGTTAATGGCAAATTGTTGCTGCTGCTTACTTCGGAGGAAGATAGTCTGGTTCATTATTCCCTCTCACTGGATTTTCCCAACAAAAAAGGAGCCGAAGCTCCTTTAGTTTCAGAATTCAAATTGTCTTGCCCGCAGGCTTTTCAGCATTGGCATGGCCCGCTGGATAATGGAACTTGACATGTCGAGACGTGTTACCTCCCTTAGTAGCGCGTCTCTGTTCTTCGTCACCATGTAGATGGTCTCAAACGCAATGTCATACAGCTTGTTCGTGTATGAGGAGTTCAGCTCTTTCATAATGGGATACAGGTGTTTGCTGAGGTCCTGGGCTTTTTCCATCCAGAGCTGCATGTAGCAAAGGAGGATGATTTCTTCGGCTGTGAATTGTGGCTGAATCTGCGGCTGCTGTTCGGTTGGTGCTGTTTTTCCCTGGCTGAAATAGCAGTCTTCCAGTTTTTCGAATACCTCCCACGCCTGATCAGTTTCGAGCATTTTTGCGTGACGGGCTGCGCCGCGTTCTGTCCATAGGATGAGGGAGCGAACGTTACGGGCAATTTTCACAGAGTAGTTAAAAGCTACTCTGTGCTTGAACTCACGTAAAGTTTCACCTTCAAGTTTGAAGAAGTGTTTTTCCTCAATGAAACGACCTTTGTTTTCGTGGTGATTCTGGCGAATACGAATAGCTTCTGTGCCGTAAAGGTGCGCCAAAAGTTCGGTAGTGATAACGGGGATCTGCTTGTAAGTAATCGTGGAGAGTGTTTCAACAGAAACTTGAGTTGTCATAATGACGCCCTCGAGTGGTTTCTAAACTATCACCACCGTCAGGTTCCTAATCATCGGGTGGCGAGACGTACAGGGTTAGGAACTACCGGGAAACCAACCGGCGAGCTTTTCAGCTCCCCTATACGCCCCACCATAATTCAGATGTGCGTGTGCATACGACAATAAAAAACACGCTCGCGGCGTGTCTCTGTCGCGGTTTCTATCCGGGGTTCCTAATCCCGACGCCAGATTTTGCTGGCGTGCGATGAATATAATCCCGGATACGCGACGTTGTCAAACTGATGGCATTGCAGATCCCTACGCAATGTAATACTATGTGTTATACATTAATAACGGAACAAAAAAATGCGCATTTTTAAAAACGCCTGGTTTGAGCGATTTGCACACAAAAACAAAATATCCGACCAGTCACTGCGCGAAATTGTTAAACAGGCTGATAACGGGCTTATCTCAGCAAACCTGGGTAACGGCGTTATCAAGCAACGTCTGCCACGAGTCGGTGGCGGCAAATCTGGCGGTTATCGCACAATCATTTTCTATCGCGTCGGCACAAGGGCCTTTTTCGTATATGCATACGCAAAAAATGAACGTGAAAATATAACCGCTACTGAGGAAAGTGCATTTCGGAAGGGGCTCCTCACGTACTCAATCTAACAGATGAACAACTGGCACAACTGATTCTACAGGGTCAGTTTACGGAGGTACCCAATGAGTAAAAATTACCGCAGTGATGCGCTTGCATCCGTACATGAAATGATGGAATCGCTTCATGATATCGGCGCAGTAACGAAACAGACTATGCGAGAATTCGATGAAACTTGTCTCCAGCCAGCGCCGGTAATGTCTCCGGAAAGGATCCGTGCACTGCGCGAACGAGAGCATCTGTCTCAACCTGTTTTTGCCAGATACCTCAACGTCAGTAAAAACCTGATATCAGACTGGGAACGTGGTGTAAAACGGCCGGGAGGTGCCGCTCTTCGCCTTCTTTCAGTCGTAGAGAAAAACGGGATCCAAGTAATATCATGATACTCCAATACAACAAAACCCGCCGAAGCGGATTTTCATTAGAAGCACCTTTAGTTTTGCTGTTCTATTTTAAGCTTGATAGTTTCATACAAAACAATAGTTGCGCCTGTTTTACATAATTCCCGGCTGTCATACGCACGAGACCAATAACACAACCAGTTCTCGAGATCTTCTCGAGTATAGGTTTTGCAGGCCAGTCCCTCTGCCATTTCCACGATTTCATCGCCTGGTGCTGTTAACTCATAGCCATTCAACAACAAGAAGACATAACCAGCCATCATAGCTGTTCGTTTGTTTGCATTAGCAAATGGATGATTCTGAATCAGACTTTCAATCAATACTGATGCCAGTACAAACATGTCATTAGTCTGTTCATACCATCGAACCATGCTGGGACGAGACTGAGAAGAACTTAAATTATCAACACTCAGCACACTAACAGGTTCATCTGGTGTTTGAAGCTCAATTAAAAGGCGATTAATTTCGGTAAGATCATCAAACGAAAGGTAGTGCACTCCTTCAACAATCTCAGCCATAGAGCACAATACCCATCATTACACTTTTGAAAGTTCTTCCATTGCCTTCTCGTAACGAGAAAAACCGAAATCGAAAGCATTTTTCACCTGCTCACGATGAGTGCAATTTTCATCGATAGCCGGGCGCGGAGCTGCCACAACGCTTTTATCGCGAGGGGGAATAGTCAATCGCGGGTGTTTTTTTAGTGCGTAGCTCATTGGGTGTACCCTTACTTCTCCGTCCTGTTCTTTAACAAAAATCAAGTCAATACAAAATTAGTCAGGCTAATGTTGTTAGCATAGCCTAATACCAATCGTATTCACAACCACAGTACGTGAAAAAACCCGCCGAAGCGGGTTAAGTGCGGGTGCGTTGAGGATGCCTGACACATCAGAGGTGGCGAGGGATTTCTCCCTCGCCTGGTCTCTTACTCCTCAGGTTTGTAAGCTGTGAAGACAGCAACCTCCGTCTGACCGGTTCGGATTCGTACCTCGCAGAGGTCTTTCCTCGTTACCAGTGCCGTCACTACGACGGTAATACAGATGACGATCAGGGCGACTAACATCGCCTTTTGCTGCTTCATAGCCTGCTTCTCCTTGCCTTTCGGCGCGTAAGAGGCTAACCTACATGTGTCTAGCATGAAATTGGCCTCAGATTAATGTTAGGCGTCTTGCAGGACGCGTAATGTTAACTGGGGTTTTTCTCTGTCTGCCTTACGGTGGCATGCCCGAGGCAGACAGCCTCAAGCACCCGCAGCAATTCTGCTTAACTCTCGCTTTACCGCAAACCGTTTTTACCCGATATGGGAATTCCCATATCGTAATGAATTCAGTTCCCTAGTCGATCCATCAAAAACACAACCAGGCAGTAAACGCCCACAACAGCAATAACAGCCAGCGCACCTTCCATTGCCAGTGATATATCATCCGACATATTCCCTCCTTTGGTGTTAATCCCGGCGAACGTTTTTACCCCCACCGACAAATAACATATACTAAAAAATCAATAGCTATAGCAACGCCTGTAATTGCAAAGGCTTCAGGCCAGATCATTGGCGCACCTCCTGCGGCGGTTCTGGTAGCGGCATCCAGTCGGTTACATTGCGGCTCTGTGTTTCGAAAAATTCATCACCATCACGGACTACATCAAAAAACTCACCGTCTCGATATTGCGCATAAAGAACGAATGCGCCATCACATAAAATAATTACGTGCTGACCGTCATCCGGCATTCGCTCACTACAGCTTATCCAACCATCCAGAGTTACCGGATGGTTGGTTGACGTTTCCGAGATTTCCCGAAAATTATTGGTTGACGAACCCTTCTTTTCCCGAAAGTTTCCAGCCTGAAGCATGGCGGCGCTGTCTGGCGGGGCAGCATATAGCGGCACGTATATTTCCGGTTCCTTATCAGCACCAGGTTGCTCTTCCAGTGAGAATGTCTTTCCGGTAAATCGATTCATATAAAGCACGGGCTCTGCTTCCAGCGAAGCCTGAGCAACAAGGGCCAGTGCTAAATCCAACTCAATTGCCTCGAGAGAATTTTTGAATGCTGTCTGTTTTACTGCAAATTTCATCGCCTTTACATTTTCACTAACATGACTGATTAACTGCTCTTTTGTAAAAGTGGTCATCTCATTCTCCTTTGATGCGAATGCCAGCGACAATTGAAGCCTGATAGCTAATTCACTCACAGTACCGCCTCCTGAAAATTCCCCTGATAGAAAGCCAGCACACGCTGCATAACTTCGCTCTGGCGGCACTCACGACAAATTATGTTCAGGCGTCTATCGTAGCGGCGAATTTCTCCGTCTGGTAACTTTCGAATCAATGTCTGGTCAGTTGTTTTCTCCGGTGTCTTACGCCATACGCGATACACCTGTTCTGATGCAAAAACACCGTATTTACCGGACATGTATAAATCGCCACAAGCCAGTACATCCACAAGGCAACGTCTGACTGAATGCCAGCCTGCTCCCGTCGCTCTCTCCAGTTGCGATATCGTCATGCGTTCATTTTTGCGTACCAATCCGATAATTCGTGCCTTCAGTTCTTCCCGCTGTTCGTGTGTAAAAGGTTTCGCCATAAGCGCCTCCGGCAATCACTTTTCCGACACAATACGACCGGATGAATCGACAATCTGTCGAACAATATCCCGGTGCTTGTTCAGCTCCCGCAGCGCGGCGCAGACTCGCTCCCACTTCTGGACCTGTTTTTTGGCGCGACGAAGTTCTCGACTGGCAGCATGCAGCGATGGAAGCATCACCGAACTGGCAGATTTTTCGGTGAATGATGGAACTTCTCGGATAAACTCATCTGTACTGGCCTTTGCCGTGCTCTCTGATGCCAACGGAAAACGATTCATTTCATCGCCTGCCGCGCTGTTTTCTGCGTCATGGTGTGATTGCTTATTCTGCGATGATAAAGCGCTCAAATCGCCGTTTTCGACATCAGGCATTTTGTAACGGAATTTTCCGTTGCTGATCTCGCGTACCAGGCGTCTCGTTGCTGTTACCACCGCCAACGTGGAAGCAACCTTACGAGTGCTGACACCGAACTTCCCCGCCAGTTCCTCACACGTTTTAGCCCCATCCTGATCGATAAACTCAATCATCATGTCTGCGGTAACTTTTGGAGCGACCTCTTCGGTTACCACATCCGGCGCTTCAGGTTGCAGTGCCTGCCCTTCGGTTACCCCGGCTTCACCTTCGACAGCCAGAAACCAGGTGTGACCCGTTTTATCAACAACGCCATTTTTTTTGAGCTCCCACAGTTCGTTGAGAACTTCTTCACGGCTGATATCAAGCCGCGCCGCCAGTTCAACAGAATTGGCTTTTCCCATCGCTTTCAGTGCATGCAATACGGTTTCCATCGAAAATTTACCTCGTCAAAAATTCTCACATACCCTGACGTCCAACGTTTGACCGCCAGCTCTCCCAGTTAAAATTCACCCAACGACCACCGTTCATGGTCATCCGGTCCATAATCCTCTCACCAAGAAGCTTGCTCATTGCGGCATGATTCAGGTTTGTCAGCATCCCGACACTGCGCAGTGATGCCGTCCGGCGGTCAACAATCTGGTGCAGTACCACCTGCTCGTTTTTCGTCTCACGCTGGATGCCAATTTCGTCAAGAACCAGGAGGTCCACTTCGCACAGTTCACGCAAAAATTTTTCCCCTGACAGTCCGTCGTCATAGCTGGCATGTAACGCGCTCATCACATCCGCCACGGTGACCACTATCACGGATTTACCGGCATTCAGCAGACGATTACCCACAGCCGCCGCCAGATGATTTTTTCCGGTTCCCGGATTCCCGCTGAACACGAAGTTTGTATAACCGGTCATCAATTCATCGGCAATGGATTTCGCCTGGCTCAGAGCATGGCGCTGACCGTCGTTCTGCACCCGGTAGTTCCCGAATGAGCACTTCCTGTGAAGCGGCTGGATGCCCGCACGGTTCAGGATTTTTTCAACCCGCGCCTGATGATTCAGGCGGTTAATTTCCTCGCTGCGCTTACGGCCCTCAGCCAGTTGCCATTCCCGCCATTCGTCGGTCGTCCGGAACGGTGCTGCCACGTGCGGTGGTGCCAGACGGCGCACCCGTTCAAGAATCCCTCCTGTCGAAATGTTTTTCATGGCTGATTACCCCCTGAAACCCGGCGGAATTTCGGTGTCCGGTTCAGAAATGTGATTCACGCAACGCAGGCTGACTGCGCCAGCCTTCGGCAGCGACCACGGATTTTCGAAATTCCTGTTCGGGCCAAAAAACGTCGATGCCTGCTGAACAAATTCAGTTCCCGCTTTCCCGGTAGCCTCCAGGTATCTTGCGTAACGCCTCACGCCATCCAGCACGACATCCGGTGACACCCCTTCGCGTAATCTGGCCCTCCAGGCATTGAACGCGGATTTCTTCGGGTTTGACCCTGCCCGATGCGGATATTCACGCCAGACCCGTTCGAACACGTCAGGATAATCAACTCGTCCCGCAGACGGTCCCGGCATCGCCCGGGTTAACCCAATCGGCTTCCCGCTCATCGCGGAATCGGCTTCAGGCTGCTGCGGTTGGCGTTGTTGCTCCGGTTCGACGATCAGCACCTGCTGCACACAACGCCCGGAATCTGCTTCCGGTGTCGTGCCAGCTGGTCCTGGACGTTCAGTCAGAACAGGACAAAAATCCCCCTGTGGGTCCGTGGCGATTTTTTCGCCATGGACCAGAAGGGTTTTATCCCTTTCCTGTTCTTGTTCCTGTTCCTGTTCTTGGCTTGAAAGGGGCTCTGAAGGGGCTTCAATTTTCCGACATGATTCACGTCTGACATCCAGGTGGAAATCATCCTTATATCTATCATAAAAGGATGATAAAAAAGGATTTTCCAGCAACGCGGAATATTCATTTCTTACCCCAGCACAACGGTTATCGCCAGGTTTCAGCGATTCACCAACCTGCCATGCTGCCATTTCATGCACCCATACAACCTCAGAATCATGGTCATAGCTGCAAAAACCAGCCTCGCAAGCCATTTGAAGCCCCTTAGAAGCCCCTTCAGGATCAAGTCCGGTTTCGTGAGCAATGTACAAAACAGGCAGGTAATAAAGGCCCAGCATATTGGAATGAGGCGAGGTCATCATATACAACGCCACTACCATACATTCCGGACCAGACTTCCTGAGTTTTCGCCCTGTATCGCCTAACCAGAACTGAGGTGAAATTGTTGCGTAATTACGCATAGTCCCCTCGCATACAAGATTTACTCCATACCGCAGACGGTCCCGGTATCTCCCGGGTTAACCCAATCGGCTTCAGGCTGCTGCGGTTGGTGTGACTGCACATTGGTGTGACTGCACATCTTCACAGACGGTCCCGGTATCTCCGGGTTAACCCAATCGGCTTCAGGCTGCTGCGGTTGGTGTTGTTGCTGGCGAAATTCTTCCAGATGTGGCAGAATTATTCCCGTGTATTGCTCCATGCCCTGCCTGAATATCAGATGTTCATCAGGATTTGCTCAGAACGTCCGGCCCCAACCGGACGTTTTTTATTTGCATGAACGTTAATGGCATGCTGGAAAGCCCGGCTGATCGGACTGATATCAGATGCCATCTGGAACGCGCATAAAATCGCCGCGATGTATCGCCAGTCGGTACGACTGACCTTCGATTCATGGCAGCCAATCATCTTCGCCAGTCCCCTTTGCGTCAGAGCTGACAGGTTGATAAGTAAATCCGTTTCAGCGCGATCGATATCGCGCTGTGACAGTTTGCTGTAACTTGTTTGTGACATTTGTTAATTTTCCTATATTGATATGGGGTTAAGCGGCAATCCCCAATGGGTTTGCCACTGATGTTTGCTCACCCTGTTAGAGGTGAACGACCAGCAATGTTAAAGAGCGGTGTTACTTATTCAGCCTGGTTCGGATGAGGAAACAGGTGCGGTAAGTCCGGGCGAATTTCGTAAGCCTTAACCTGACCATTGGTGGCATTAACGATAGCGAAAACTTTTTCAGGAGAAACTTTTCCGCCTCGCAACCATTTATGAACAGCGGGCTGTGATACGCCGCAATCAGCTGCAAGTCGTTTTTGACTGCCAACAATATTCAAGGCTCGCTGAATCACTAAATTCATGAGCATACCTCTACAGCAAATAAAGCATAACCAAAAATAACATGAGTTATACACCAGAGCAATAACAATTGTTGTTTTACTTTTGATAACCGTGGTTATAGATTACAGGTATGAAAACATTCGCAGAAAGACTAAATGCCGCCATGAGTTCAGCCGGGTTGTCACAAGCACAACTTGCAGACATGGTGGGGGTATCACAACCAGCCATACAAAAGATGTCATCTGGTAAAACAACCGGATCACGTAAAATGGTCGAATTAGCCAACGCGTTAAGAGTTCGCCCTGAATGGCTAAGCTCTGGTATAGGGTCAATGAGACCACAGAGCGCAGAAGAGCCATCTAATGCTCGGGAATCATCTTTAAAAGCTATCGCCTGGGATGATCATCAAAATGATAATGACGAATTTGTTGCGCTCCCCCTTCTAAATATTTCACTTTCAGCTGGCGGAGGAAGTTGTGCATTGGAGGAGTCCGCAGAATTCTCTCTAGTTTTTAGGCGCTATTACCTGAAAAAAATGGGAGTTCCAGAAAAAGCGGCAAAGTTGGTCAGGGTTGTTGGGCAAAGCATGGAGCCAACACTCCATGATGGTGATGTGGTGGGGGTAAACACGCAAGATACGAGCATCAGGGATGGTAAAACATATGCAATTTGCCAAGCTGATTTGTTAAGGGTAAAAACGCTCATAGCCACGCCAACATCGGTAATTATCAGATCGATAAACCGCGAAGAGTATCCTGATGAAGTAATGAACAGAGAAGAATTCTACAAAAACGTAAGAATCATAGGGCGAGTGTTCTGGTCATCACATAGCTGGTAATCAGACTCCAACTGAACTTTTGCTATAAGAACACTCACGAAGAACGGCCTTTTATTGTGCTCAATACCACCGATGGTAAACCATTCGCCAAGTAGCCAATTCATAAAATGCCATTTCTAAATCCCCCGGCTCCAGTGCCGGGTTTTATTTACTTAATTACACAGTCGCATATCCTGAAGTAACACATCTATAGCTAACTTCACAGCGAGATCATCCAATTCATCATGGTGAAGCACTCGGATCATTCCCGCAATAGCATCTGCTGAAATAGCTTCCCCAGTAGCAATAACCTCAAGCAACGACACCCCTAGAATTTCGACTACCCGCTGGTGCAACACACCAAATTCCCCTTCGATTAACATGCAATCACCCATAACAATCAGCCTTTCCCCCTTGAAAATATCACGCGGATACCACAAAAAATAAAATATTTTTGTTATCAGTCATTTATAACGTTTTTCATAAAATGATAAATATAGTTATTGCGCAACCAGATAACTTAGGTCATCTTCAATTCAACAGCAGGACGCTGGAAGCCAAACGGAACAGATTGGCCGGCTCTTTAACATTGATGGACTCTCAACCTAACCGTTGAGACCAAAATCTAAGTGGTTTTGGGGATGACGCGAATTTCAGTTGCAAGGCCGCGATCGAGAAGAAAAACACCTCGACGCGTCATACACCAAAGCCACTTAAAGGAGACCATCATGGTAACCATAATCTGGAAAGAATCCAAAGGTACGGCAAAAAGCCGCTATAAAGCTCGCAGGGAAGAACTTATTGCAGAGCGGCGCAGTAGTGAAAGACTGACACGGAAGATTGCGCTAAAGATCTCTGGTTGCGTCGGAGCAGACAAAGCAGTATCACTCGGAAGCCTTCGCTGCAAGAAGGCAGAAGAAGTCGAGAGTAAACAGAACCGTATTTACTACCGCAAACCACGCAGTGAAATGGGTGTGACTTGCTCAGGCCGCCAGAAACAACGCGGAAAATCAATTCCGGCTTATTACGATTGAGGTTAATGATGAAGTTCAAATTGAACGATGAAGTTAAATGGTCAAGCTCATCAAACGGTGTAACGAAGGTAAAAATCGGGTTTATCGTCGAGGTGATTCCTCCTGGTGTCAACGTAAAAAAATTCGAACTAGGCCGTCTGCTAGATGCACCTGGCCTTCCGAGGAAAGAAGAGAGCTATATAGTTTGTGTAGGTTCAAGACCCGGATCTCGTGCCAAGCCAAAATATTACTGGCCGCGAGTTAATAACCTGCGTCGATTACAACAAAAAACTTGCGCCCTTAAAACTTGAAATTCTTCAGGCCGCCGGAAAAATGCAGCTTAAACTGGACGAATTCATCGACTGTATGGATGAAATGAATAAAGCAGTTCAGAAGCTTAAAAAGCTGACCGCCTGATATTAATAAATTGCAACTACCGGAGTTAACTATGAATGAAACAGAACTGAAGCACATTATCGCCCTGCTTCTGGAAGATGCCAGACAGGTTTATCGACTTAGCCCAAATTCCGCAACGCAGGAACGCATCCGGATAGCGGAAACAGCACTGAAACAGGACAATGGAAACGGCATATCCAAATTTAGCGCCGCCAGTGAAAATGAAGTAATAGAAATAAACAGCAATATCAGCGATAGTTGCGTCGCTTACAGCCACCAAATAATTCGTGTAAGCGCAAGAATAATGGAAGTGATGGCAAGTGAGCTTGAAAAGAACAACATCAAGCCCACTGATTGTTGTTTAAGAACCGTAATGAACGTTATTTATTACTCGATGTTCCGAAGTCGCTAACAGCGTCGAGTTTTTCATCAAAAAATGATTCAAATGCATCGTAAAATACGGCAATAGCACCGCCCTTATCTACCGCGGCAGGAACTGCCTTTTGAGGTATATCTTTCTCCCTGAATTGTGTATTGTAGGTATCGACAGCCAGCCGCATCAGAAACATCACTTTTTCTTCTTGTGTCATAAATTCACTCTCCTTACGGGGTTTGTAGTTGAGGAGTTCTCCACGGGTGAGGTGGAGATCGTGCGCCGGACACGGGTGAGTTCCGGCACTCTCACTTTACTGAACAGACATTACCCTGAAAAGCCAGGGTACTACACGAAAGCGCGAGGCGAAGACTCTTTCCCATAGAAGGATTGTCGTTAGATTTCTTCGACCGTGCGCTTCCGGTTGTGAATAACAACATTGCTGTGTGTAACCCTTGGCGGATATCGGTTTGCCGATTGCTGATGTCCGCCCTTTTTAAAGTGAATTTTGTGATGCGGTGAATGCGGCTCAGCGCACGCGGAACAGTTAAACCGACAGGATGTCACGGAAAGTCATCGTCCCCTGACCCGGCGTTAATTGTTAACTGGTTAACGCCACCTGGAGGCACCAGGCACCGCATCAACAAAGTTCATTTGTGAAAATGGAGATAATTATGATTGCTCATCACTTCGGAACTGATGAAATACCACGTCAGTGCGTGACGCCTGGCGATTATGTTCTTCATGAAGGTCGGACATATATCGCTTCAGCAAACAATATTGAAAAGAGAAAACTCTATATTCGTAACTTCACAACAAAAACATGCATTACCGACTGCATGATTAAAGTTTTCATCGGGCGCGATGGCTTACCCGTAAAAGCAGAGTCGTTGTGACGAGTAATAAAATACACCTTCCATATCTGCCGAAATAAAAACCGCATTAATTATCAATCACGGAAAAATCAAAATGAAAGAACTTGCGCAAAATGAAATATTTTCCGAAACCAGTCCTGATGCAATAAATGAACTCAAAGAAATTGCAGAACGCATCAGTAAAATATGCAAAGAATACAAAATCGACTTTGTATTTTCTTTTTCAGTGCTTACAGAAGTTGGAAATAACGAATATAAAGACAGTCGTTTGGTTTCATGTGGGTTAAATGGCAAAACACCAAGCCCATATATTCATGCTGCATGTGAAGTCGTCAGAAGCAACATTGGAGCACAACAAATCCATACACTGGCGCAGGCTCTTGAATTTGCAAGAGAAAATTCTGAGTGCGACTGCTCTGAATGCCAGCACGAAAAGGGAAAAACAACTCACAAAACAGCAAACCAGGCAACCTTCCACTGAAATAAAAATCCGGCAGCGCAGGCTACCGGATTTCTCCCTGCGTCACCGTATTCGGAGAAATCAGACAAAGGGCCTCTAATTCTAATCCAGCCAGAGGTTTAAATACAATGAGCGCTGATAAACAGACTTTTGCACTACACTGCGAAGCAAAAAACGATAAAGTCAGAAAACGCCTTGGCATCAAAGGCGGTTTTTTCTGGGCTGATGCCAGAAAACTTTCTGTCGCAGTTTCCCGCTGCATTGCAGCCATGGACGATGCAGGCTACGACGAGGATGATTTCAAAAAACCCGTTCGCGTAAATTTCCCCGTCGTGAATGACCTTCCACCGGAAGGCGTGTTTGATACTGAATTCTGCAACCGCTATGAAAAAGGCGGGGAAGATGGCATCACCATGATGGCTATACCCTTCAATGACAACATCAACGGTGAAGATGCCACAACTGCTGGCGATGACAACGATGACCCGGACGGAACTATTCCGGATGATGTGGAGAAAAACGAATCCCCGGACAGCGACGATGACTGTTCTGAGTGTGAAATTCCCGTCGCCACTCTGAGCCTTACTCATCGCTTCCTTCACCTCTTCTTATTCAGCAAAGATGAAGATGGAAAATACCGGCATCATGCCACACCAGAACAACGCAATAACGTGATCCGTATGGAGATGGACACAGAGGACAGTTACCTTCAGAGCCTGCTTACTGCTGTGCGCGCCGCGCATCATGAACTGGATAAACTGACGAACTATCACCTTAGTCGCCTGGCTGAATCTGTAGGGAAAGCATTCCCCCACTCTGCAAATCATCGCATCAGCCCGGCTGAATTCGACAAGTTCATTTCCACCTGGATGAAAACTGACTACCTTGATCAGGGCCTGCTGACAAAAGAATGGCAGAACGGAAATTATGTTTCAGGCATTACCCGTACGCCTTCCGGTGCTAACGCTGGCGGCGGAAATATTACCGATCGTGGTGAAGGATTCAAACATGATAAGACATCACTCGCACGAGATGTAGCCACCGGCGTTCTGGCCCGTTCAATGGATGTGGATATTTATAACCTGCACCCAGCACACGCAAAACGCGTTGAAGAAATCGTGTCAGAGAATAAGCCGCCCTTTTCTGTTTTTCGCGACAAATTTATCGCCATGCCCGGTGGGCTGGATTATTCCCGCGCCATTGTGGTGGCTTCCGTGAAAGAAGCACCAATCGGCATTGAGGCCATCCCGGCACGCGTGACTGAATATCTCAACAAAGTGTTGACCGAAACCGATCACGCTAACCCGGATCCGGAAATCGTGGAAATTGCCTGCGGTCGCTCATCAGCACCGATGCCGCAGCGCGGAACAGCAGAAGGAAAACATGGCGATGAAGAAAAGCAACAAACATCGGACACAATGGCTAATGAACAGGCAGCGCCTGAATCAGTGGAAGAAATTCCAGTTAAACATAATGAGGACACGCAATCACTGGAAAATGTCTCATCTGTAGAAACGAAATACCAGGAACTGAGGGAGGAACTCAATAAAGCCAGGGAAAACTGAACCGCCCCGGGAATCCTGGAGACTAAACTTCCTGAGAAAGAGGTAAACAGGATGACTAAAAATACTCGTTTTTCCCCCGAAGTCCGTCAACGGGCAGTCCGTATGGTTCTGGAAAGTCAGAGCGAATATGACTCACAATGGGCGACAATTTGTTCCATTGCTCCAAAGATTGGCTGTACGCCGGAGACTCTGCGTGTCTGGGTTCGCCAGCATGAGCGGGATACCGGGGGCGGTGATGGAGGGCTCACCACCGCTGAACGTCAGCGTCTGAAAGAGCTGGAACGTGAAAATCGTGAACTGCGCCGCAGTAACGATATCCTTCGCCA